ACCACACGGAGACGCATTATAAATCCACCACCATGGCAGCCATTTCAATAATTTTGGCACTTACCGTGGCTGTTGCACTTGTGGTGAATCGTAGTTGTACGGATTGTGCTATTGTAGTCCCTCCCAATATTTTTGAAGTGGAGGATTGTGCTGTGCTTGTGCTTGCACCATTTAAGAGGGAATAGGTACCCCCCATTGATGCATAGATAGCAACGGTGACCGTCCCAGTATTTGTCCCAACGTTGAATAATGTGCCAAGGTTAATTAAGCATAATTTTCCAAAATCAAGAGTTACCGTTGCAATATCCGTTGTGGCCATGTTTGTTTTTGTTAAGTCCACACTGCTTGCGATGCTACCATTAACTGCAAGAGTTAGATCAAGGTTTTCATCAAACCCGGCTGCTACGGGGGTTATTGGGGTGGTGAGTAAACCGCCATTTTCATTATATCGTAAATTGTTCACAGGGGTTTTGTCTATTGTTCCAAAGCCAGTCATAATTAATCATCCCCTTAAAACATAATCTAATTGTCCTCCAGCGGCGTCGCTGTCATAGTACATTCCTGATTGATCATCAATGTATCCTGTCCATCGTTGTCCACTGTTTAAGTAGATTGATTTTCCCGCTCCGGGTGCTTCCCCGAACCAGACGGTTATTGTGGTGTTCCCACTGTTGTATAAGTCTGCGGCTAGGATTCCAGTTTGTGCTACGTTCCCTCCATCGGTGGTTATGCTGGGGATTCTGTCGGCTTTTAGTGGTGTGGGGAGTATTATTTCTAGGTTGGATAGGTCTATTTCATTTCCGGTGCTATCTTTCAACAATGCTTCAACGTTCACCGGGTCGGTTGGGGAACCAACCGGGATAGGGTTACCGTCTTCATCCAAGTTCTGAACGTGCATTGCAACCTTAGTTCCCAATAACGCTCCTGTGATTTGTTCTAAGCCTGTGGCTAGTTTTGCTCTTATGTCTACCATTTTTTATCGTGTCTCCTATATTTTTGTCTTGAATAGGGCTAACGCTCTGTTTAAAAAAGTGAATTGATGTGATTTAGAGAAAGGTAAGTTTAAAATAATAGAACTGTTAATAAGAATAATACAAGAGGGGTTGCGGTAGTGATGAAAGATAATATTAAAAAATACAGATTGCCTTTAATTATTGTAATACTAGTTCTTATGAGTGGATACGCTGGATTTTACATCACCACGACCACCGCCTTTCCTCAGAATCCGGGCACGGAACAATATTTTAATAAAATAGCTGATATGCCATATACTTCAACCAAAGGCCCTCATCCTGAAACATTCTGGCAACAAGGCGGGGACTGTGATGACCGAACAAGGGTTCTTTATAATTATCTTAAAAGTAAAGGATCAACCAATGTTCAAATATGTTGGATGGCCCGATTAGATGAGAATGGGAAAATGATACCATCTTATGATGGGGGAATGGGTCATGAGTTCCTTGTCTGGAATAACCGTGCATATAATCCATCAATTAATGAAACAAGGCGTTATTATGATTCAGATTTAAATGAATATTTGGCATTCATGAAGGATTTAACAGGTTTTAACACATTTTATTATGAAAATCAAACTCAAGGGATTTCATTTTAAGCCAAACTTACTACTTCTTCCCAACAATTTGCTATCCAATAAACATTAACCCCTCCGCTCCAATTAGTACCATCAACGTGTCTAACAGTAACATTGAAACTCGAAGCTCCTTTTGCAGTTATAACAACTGTGAAATCTGCATTTGAAGTTTGTATCCCTGGGACTGCGTGGTATCTTAAAGGAGTTTCCGGTAATGTAACCGTGGAGGTGTAATAATAAGTGGACCCATCACCAGTTACAGTAACATACCCTGAGCGCGGAATTTGGACTGCGGGGACATTTGCAACAGTCCCGGCCATAATGTATTGTGCTTGAGCATCGTGCATGTTTGCAACAATTAGTCGAATGTAATCTACCGCAACGTATTCATCCTCTGCAACGTCAGCATGGCTTCTTATTATTATTCTATACTTATGATTTTCATGGAAATATGAATTACCTGCACCTGTACCAAATTCATCCGCAATATCGGCTTGATGTTCAAGATTTTTTGTATAAGATCCTTCTACACCCTCATGATCAATCCATTGATATTCAACCACGGCCTGATAAGTCGTGGCTGCATCAGTATACCACCTAACATTTGCACGGTGAAATCCAGTCCACGCGTTTTCTTCTGACCAACCAGTGTCTAATATTTCTTTATTTGGGCCGAAGACTTTGGCATAAGTACCTTTACGAGCGTCTGGATTCGGGACTTTAACAGCGTCTCTACCTATATAGTAACTGGCATCAATTGTGTTGAATATATTTTTGAGTATCCCTTCAATATCCATCGTTACACCTCGTAACTGTATTTTTCACTGTTTATTCGTACATTACAAGTGTTATCTGCTTCTATCTTCGTGGTTAACTTCATGGCAGCATAATGATCAACACCATTAAAACCAAGGTCAAGGGTGTCTTGGTTGTAAACTGCTAAAGATGGAGTTACATATTCAGTTTGACGAATCTCAGTAATGGTTAAATAAAGTATGCTGCCCGGCGTGTAACCTCCAGGGAGTGTGAAAATCAATATAGTGTCATCTTCTGTGGCCGTATCCGGACTAATTGACAAGGTAGGACTATCACAATCTAAAGTAATAGAGCTATAATAAAAATAAGTCTTTGGAAGGTTAACCTGTATTTTGCCTGATGTGGCTGTACCTACACTTACTTTACTCAAAGATGGCATCATTCGACTTGTCATTAATGGAAATGACACATCCTCGGTGAGTGCGGTGGATGGGATGGTGTCAATTATCTGTTTCCCCACTACATCGATCTGACCGTTCGGTAGTATTCCTTCAAGTAGGAAGGTGGTTTTAAAACCGTCTAATGGTGTGGCTGGTGCATCCCGGGTCCAGTTAACTTGTATATCCCCCCAAGCAAAGTTCCGTCCAAGACTGGGATTAAATGTTTTGGTGAACTCTGCGATTATCTTCCCACTGGCTTGTGGGTTGTAAAGGACCCCTTCTTGGTCATTGAAGATGATATTATAATAGGGTTGGTCTGGTTGGACCATGGCCTCACCAGTTACCGGAACCTCATAACTAACCATTAGTAACCCTCCCTGATGAATGCTCCGATACTGGTAAAGTCCATGTTACTTAGTGAACGGCTGTCATATTGTCGTCTGTTTTCGATTCCGAGGGATTTATTCATTGTCCTATCCAATCGTTCTATGAGTTCATTATAATAACTTCCCGGCCTGTTGACACTTATATCCACTGAGCATTTAGGGCTTCCGTCTCGTTTAATACTCCATGCTGCGGTTTTGGTTGAATAATCTCCAGATGAGTATTCGTTCATCAAGGAGGATACAATATACTGAGAAGGGTTTAAAAGAGGTGCTCCGAAGATTTTCAGAGTAAAGGATTTCATAGGGTAACTGTTTTGTTCAACATATTTTCGGGTTTCAATGTCTGCATCTGTCTGGTTGTTTATGTCACTGGAGCTCTCATAATTCTCCCATGCTCCAGGACCATAACTCAATATACTATCCATGTTTTCAGCATAAGCAACGCCCGTCTGTTCGTCCTCTCCTACGGTGTATTTGTAGTGCATGAGTTTAGCATTTCTTAAGTCTTCCTGAGTTTCATAGGCATCATCCGTTAAAACTGCATTGTAGCCCGTGGTTACTTGGATGGGTGCGGCTTCGTTCATTTCTGGAGCCACACATAACACATCAAGACCTCTCCGTCTTGCATAATCAACATAAGCTACATAACCCAACTTGTCAACTATTTCAGTCATGTTCTCGTATGGGTAACTTGTTTCTTGTAAGAGTTCAAACTTCTTATTTATCTCTTCGCTGTACGCTCCGAACTCGATAAGGAAGATTCCACTGTTTCGGCGGTTGGAGACTTCATCCGCTGTTATGGCGTTGGTTAATCTTACTTTGGTGATATAATAATTTGTACTGTTTGTATAATCTTCAAGGGCTTTTCCAAGGTCAAACTTCATCATATATGGGATGCCATTAAATACTGGTGTTTCTTGTCCTATGATTCGGCTTGCCCCTGACTTTCCAGTGAACAATATGTTGTATGTAGTGGCACTTGCGGGGGTCTCGTCTGTTTTATGCATCGTTACTTCAATATTAAACTGTATCCGGTTTGACTTAATGCAACTTGTTCCAGCTACCATATACTGGAGGTATAATATATTGTCTTCCGCTGCATCTATCGGGTTGCTGATTGAATCGTAAAGGGTGACATAAGCATTTGCATCCGTAGCCGTGCCAACATTGACCCTCATTCCAATGGATGGAACTAATGTTTTCACAAATCCAGAGGCAACCACACTGCCATAGTCCCGTATGGTCTTAAAATTCTTATACACTTTATATGGATAGAATATTCCATAAGATAGGAATCCGAACTCTTGGGTGTCTGACATGTGCCTTATGGCTTCCGGTGCACTTCCACACTGAACCACTGGGAATGTGTATTCATTATCACTGGAGGGTGTGACTCCTATTGCATAATTAGCATAGTTGGGTCTTCGATACATGTCAATAAGACTGTCTGCGTGGTGCATTGTTAACTGGCTTCTATCGTCTGTTATTTCCATATCTAATAAGTAGCCCCCGAACCGTACGGCCATATTGTTTGGATCATCCCCTATGATGATGTTTACCATGTCGGTCCTGTCAAAAACCATCTTAGAATGCGGATTTCGGTTAGGGTCGTTCCACTGACTCCTTAATGGCATGGTGACATCTGCCATGTTTATATCACCAATAGTGTTCTGTGTGAACTCTATATCATTCCAGTCTAATCGGTAACGGCTCTTTGTTTCCTCACTACTGTAATAATCAAGTTTGTATAAGATAAGATGGTCCGCCCAGGCATCCTTCCCACCAAAATCAACCCGGAACTCATGACTACCTGCAGAGAGTTCTATATGACCAAAATCAAGGTATCGGTAGTGTTCTGTCTGGTGGTTGGTATTTGCAGATCCAACCAAGGCACTATCAATTGATAGACTGACTGTTTTGTCACCTTGCCATGGCTGTCTTAATGTCCTTAGTAGTACCCAGTATGTTCCGGTTTCGTCAATAGTCCTATCTGTGGTGATATATGCAGAGGTTAAAGCTCTTCCACTTGAAAGTCCGACTATTTCCGCACCGTTCCTTTTCCAAGTGAATATATTACTGTCTGATTTATCCCAGTTGGTACAGAGGAAACGATACTTATTCAGGTGGTCCTTGACCCACATTTCCAGAAAGATGTAAGGGTCGTCACTGATAACCCTTTGTCCTTGGTTGAATAGGTCTGGTTGAAATTCAGCGGCTATCACTGTTTAAACCTCACTCTGTAAGATCGTTTTCTGCCAAGTTGGGCGGAACCATTCACGGGCTAAAGATAAGAAACCATTATCTGCTTCTGGCGGTTGCATTTGGTCATAAACTCCAATTCCGGTCTTTTCACTAGCAGGGATGCTGTCAGATAGTATGGTTGTTGGTTCTGTTTTAGTGATATACATTCCATACCGTGCAGAAGAGGAAGGAGCATAAGTAGAACCAACGATTGCAACATCAGGCGTAGGCCCTATTCCATGAGAATCCGAATAAATAGTTGCTTCTTGCCGTGTTGGGGTTAAAATTTTCATTGAAATCATTGCAGTATCAGTTGAAGAAATCAATTTCATGACGCTGCCTTTAACATACGTGCCCGATAAGATATAAGTTGAACTCGTAGCGGTTGAGAGAACGTTCCCTCCACTATCTCTTTCTATTAACTGTAACACAACCGTTCCGCTTCCTTTTAGCCACGCGTAAGTGTAAACCGGTAACCCTACGGCAGGGGTGATAGGTAAATCACTATTTGGATATAATTGAACCCCTTCCCCACTGGCACTATTATTTGTAACCGTTTTCACACAATATCCAGAATAACCCCCCACCTCTCTTGTGATTGTTGAGCCTTGTGCAACAAAACCACTGAGATCAGTTCCAACCTCGTACTGGTTTGTGGTTAACATATTGTAAGGGGTGAAAATTAGATCATAAAATTGTGTAAGCATTGAAACATCACCCCTGCTCGTGAAATTATTCAATACTCCATCATGATAATGAGATGGTTTTAAAGTATATCCTAAATCATCATTCGGGTGTTTCACCCATATTCCATACCTACCCGAACGCATCTCCCAGAGGGTCCTGTCAATCTGGAGGATGAACTGGTCCTTAGTCACCAGGAACGGCCTGATTAATCGTATAGCATTCGGAAGTGTGAATGTGTTCAAAGTAGCCCAAGTAGTCCCGTTCCAGTATTGGAAGGCAACACTCTGAGCCGCAGGAACTAATCTAATCAATCCGTTGGTGAGGGTGAACTTAGTCGGATCTAAATCGAACTCATTATAAGTCACTAACCTTGAGACACTATCCGTATAATTAGTGTGCATTGCCTTAACACTGCCTTTGTAAAAGTCCTCAGGGTCAATTTGATAAGTTGGTGGGACTATTGGACTCCGGAAACATGGTATGATCCCTTCATCACCTACTCGGTAGAAGTCTGGTGTTTGGTCGGTTACAGCATCAACAGGAGCCACTACGATATTGGGTTTGGTGGCTGCAACATTGGTATACATGTTCAGGAAGGCCACTCTGGTTGTTGCGGATGTGCTGCTAGCGTTTTCCTGGGATAATATCAGATAACGGTCAAGGTCGAAGTTAACGCCTGTTTTAGCCGGTCCGAAGAGTTTAACATAACTGGGTGTTCCACTACTATAATCTTCATCCACCCATACAGTCAGTTCACTTACACCAGAACCTCCACTGTATTCTATTTTGATGGCTGGTGTTTTCTCTCCACTTGAAAGGGCAACGTCTGATGATACATTACTATAATTCCCTCGGACTCTTTTATCAACACTTAGGGTTGCCCCAGTTGATTCAACACTTATAACAATCCGTATAACGTCCTTGTATTCGAGTTCGGTCTTAGTAGCCGGTTTACCATCCACCAAATATAGATTTATTTGATGATGAGCAGCACCCCCCGCAGGTAACGCAGCCCACTCCAAGGTAAATTCGGCAGTGAACTCATCCGGAACTATCTCTTTAAGGCACGTCCACATGTAACCCCACGTGAAGTTAGTGGCACTGGCCCCTGCAAACTGCAACTTTCCACTAGAAATAGTTATATCCGCACCAGCAGCCATATTCTCCGAGTATTTAGCATCCCAAACATCAGTAGTGTCAAAAGTAGTGAAAGGCTCGGTTAAGATGATTTCTGTGGTTTCATCCACATAATCCTCATGCATTTCAATATCACTACCATCCTCACCACCTTTACTGTGGAGAATGGTTAAGATTTCATCCAAGTTTTTACTTACTAATTCAACTGGTATATGGACTTTCACTATATCAGGCCGGTTACCAATGGCCTCTATTTCAACATCTAACAACTGATAGTATCCTTCATGGGTTTGGTTCTCATTAAGGTTAAGATTTTCACTCGTATTGGTTGGGAGGATACCCCATCGGCTTTCCTGACCGTTTACGGTTCTTAAAGGACCGTAAATATTCTTAACACTTGCCTCACAAAGTCCCCGTAACTGGTATGCTTGTTCAACACTACAAACAAGGTTAATAACCTCACTACCGTCCAGTTTATCCTCATTCCCTTCTCTGATAGCAACGCCTTCAAGTGTTAGGGGTCCAATATAGTTACTCATCTTTATCCTCCGAATTGTCGTCTTTTAATCCGTTTTGCCCGCTGTTCTTGTCCTTGTTTGACCATTCCTTTCACTTTACCTTCGAAGTCTTCGAGTCCGTAAACTTCACCGTTAAAGTGCACATGAATAGGTGCCTCTGATAAAGCCACACCACCCGGTCCTTGAGGTGGGGGGCTATATGTCCTGTTTATTGCCATGTTAGATAAGTCATAGTCTGTCCCTGCAAGATTAGCCCACACATGACTTTGACCATCCCAATGACCCCATTTCATCTTAGCAGGAGCTCCGAACAATTGACTGGCAATCCCCATGATCCCAAGAGTCATGTCGAAACAGTTCCCTCCGTTGCTTACTGCATCGTAGGGGTTTTTACCATGGCCGGGGTATCCTATATATTCCAATCCGGGGCCTATGTCGGTCATGAATTGGTGAATGTTTCCGGGTCCGCTTGGTGGATTCCAACTACCCCTTAGTAGCATTCCTGCCATGTCGAAGGGTTGCCCCCCTATTGTTGCCCAAGTATGGGGAATAGCGGTTCCATCCCAAACACCGTTTTGCATACCAACATCTGAGACCATTTTACGGCCTGCTTCGGTAACAAGGAATTGGGCACCATCATAACAGTTACAAGTACCACTATCCCATACTTGACGGTTGCTTTTCTGATCACCAAAATAAAACTCATAACCAAGATGTGAGGCCATTCCATCCGCAATATTAGTGAATGCACTAACGCCTTTGAACTGTTTACTCATGGCACTTTCAATATTGCCTTGGCCCAACCCACTCATTCCATTTATTGCACCACTAACCATACTTGTTAATGGCCCTCTTGGTCCTTGAGCATTGGATAATAAGGCACTGGCTCTTGAGCCTATACTACTGGCAACGCCCCCGGCCCTGGTACCTCCACCAGGACCCCAAGGCCATGAGAAAGCCGGAATAATGCTTTTTATAAACCCTAAGATTTCACCCGCTCCAGGTATCTGCCAGACTAACCAAGTGATCTTTTCCTTAACAAAATTAAAAACATCTCCTAAGCTTGGAATATGCCATAATACCCAGTTAATTTTATCCTGAACCCAGTTACCAACTGAACCGAGGCTTGGAATCCTCCATTCTAATAAAGTGATTTTATCCTGTATCCAATTTCCAATACTTCCAAGGGTGGGGATTTTCCAGTTAAATTTAGGGATGATGCCTTTTATCTTATCCATTATCCCCTTGAGGATTTGACTAGGGTTAGGCCATTTAAGACCATCAAGTCCGGTTCCTCGGAGCATTCCACCTTTGCCAAAGATGTCATTCATGATCCCTTTGTTACCACTACCACCAGCGGCATTTGCAGTACCAAATAAACTAGATAATGGGTTTTGACCAAAGAACTCCATAATCCCAGTCAATGGCCCCCAATCTTGAAGGTTTTGGGATTTCTTACTGGTTAAGGCTTTTTGTTTTTCACCCTCAGCGGATTTCTCTAAAGAAGTTCCACCAGTGAATAAACCACCGGCAATTTGACCAAACAATGAGAGATAATCTTTGTTTTTCAAGTCAGTCATCAACTGACCTGTGCTTGGTCCAAAGGTTTCTGTTCCCTTTGTTATTGATTCGGTTGTGATAGAAGCTTGTGCTATTTTAACGGTTGCATATGATAAGGCTAAAACCGCACCAGCACCTATTAATAATCCTCCGGCCGTTCCACTTCCAACCCCTCCAGTCGTACCTGTGGCTGGGGGGGGAACTTTGCTGGCAGTCTGTAACCCTGTAACGTATTCCCATATCTTAGTGGCCATGGTCTTAGTGGCACTGGCCATGTCACGTATGAACGGCCATGCCATACCAAGTGGAGTGGCTATTGCACCAATGGCTAAACCAACACCAGTAATATTACCTAACCATCCCCCACTCATGGTGTTAAGGTCGGTGAATAAGTCAGCTATTTTCCCAATAACCGGGGCAACGGCTTTTATAACAGGAAGTAAAGATTTACCAAGACTAACAGTTAATTTGTTAACCTCTGACATCATCCGGTTCCATTCACTGTTAGCATCTTCAATCAATGCAGGATTATCGGCAACTATATTCTCATTCTCTTGTAATATTTGGCCTATCTCTTCCTGTGTAATTTCACCATCTGCAAGATACTTATTACGCTGCTGTTCCGTTAAAACGCTTTTTTGTAATTGTTTATTTCTTCCGAGTTCCCCACTCATGATTGCATTTTGGATTGTAACCATATCTTGGCCGGTGGTTTTACTGGTAGCTGCTATCCCTGCGGTATATTTGGAAGCTTTTTGTTGATCACCAAAGAATCTAAGATTAGTTTCATAAACGCTGCTTAATTCTCCATTAATAACCCCATAATGGTTTGCTATGCTGGCTATTTCTGCCTTTTGTGCTGTAAGGTTCTCACTCGTGGCACCAGTATAAGCGGCGATCCGGTTCCATTTGCTCTCAGCATCACCGGCACTTTTGGCAAGTTCACCCAGGGAAACACCAGCAAAGATACTGGTGATCATTCCACCTATACCACTGAAAGTGGAGCGTAAAGATGATCCTAAACTTGTGGCTTCTGATTTAATCTTATTAAATCCAGTGGTGAAGGCAGAACTCATACCTGTTGCAGCCGTGTTCATACTCGTTTTCATTCGTTGAGCATCTGCCGCTGCCTGGTTGAATATGTTCCCTAATTGGTTTTTCCCTGATAGGGTGAGTTCTATTTTGTAATTGCTCATAGAATTAAACCTCAAAATGTTAATACATGATGATGAATGTGTAAAAGTAAAAGTAAAATTAATAAAAAAAAGGTAAGAATAGAATGGGAATTAAAGTTGAGCCACACTATTCTTAAAATCAGGCTCGTCTAATCGTTTCAAAGAATCACCAGACTCCCAAACCTCCCCATAACCATTATGATTGCTTTTGGGTTTGGGAGGATCGTTGTCCATGATTTCTCGTTCACGTTTTCTTCTCAGTTGAATGTTACGAAGGTGCATAGCAACCCGTAGGAACGGTAACTGGAAAACGTAATCGTCAGTCCACCCATACAACTCACATAACACGCTTACAATGTAACATGAGCCGGGGGGTTCCGGATCGTCTTCTTCTAGTTTCCCGTATCATCCTCCTTCATCCCTGCGTTAAGTTGCTCCACGAAACATTTAACAAGGAACATATTCAACCTAACTAGTTTAGGAGTTGATAAGGCTTCTAATTGTTTAACAGGACATTTAGGGACGATTAATTTAAGAATTTTAAGTATCTTATTAATCCTATCTTCCTTTTCATCCAAGGTCAAAAGTTTATATCCTTCCTTCAATTCCCCTTCCTCTGTTTGTGGGGGGTCTACCTCGTTAAAGTAATGTCCTAATAGGATATATTGTTTATAAGGCGGTTGTATCATCTCGTAATCTGTTCCCCCTATTTTAACAAGTCCTAAGCTGTCTTCTATGCTGTCTAAATCAAGTATCCCATGTCCTGTCATTAAATATTCCCCCTTTTGTTTTAAGTTATTGCTGCTAATTTACTAACCACAGTTGCACTTAAAATCTTATTAGTACCAAGACCCGCATCTGTACCACTGTAGTATCGTGCTGCGAAGTCAATATCATACATAACTGTTTTATCAGCGTCCTTGTCAACTTTGCATTTACTCATGTTGACCTTTGGCATTTTAAAGTCAAGGAGATAATCATAGACGGTTTCAATGTTCGCTCCAGTGGTTGTAAGCTGTAAAGTTCGATCAGTGATGGTGGTTGCTAACGCGGTCCCACTAGTAGTTCCAGTTAGGTAAGTCATTAGTTCATCCTTGTTTCTATAAGGGAATGCCAACGACCCGGTGACAAGCCAATCAGTAGGGTTAAGTATGTTTGCTACCATACCATTAGCACCATCCGCTCCGAACATCTTATCGGTTGCTCGTTCAATCTTAATGGCTGCCTTGGTTATCTCAGTGTTTTCGGTTCCATCTATTTCGGCAACAAAACCACCCCAATTAAAAGGTACAGCGGTAGAGTAAGTTCTGGTTGGTGCTGATTCAGCTCCACTAAAACCTCCACAATCCCATGTAGCTTTAAGACTTATAGGGCCCGGACCATCATAACCTATTTCAAGACTGGATAATACTGCTCCGGTGTAAGCTTCCACATCTTCCTCTCCACTCATACCAGGAACCCATCGGGTCAATGAGGCACTTAACAGTGTGCTCCATGATTGACTGAACTCATGAGTATAAGACAAACCAGTGGATGGAATGTTTTGGGTTGAAGTAGCGGCTCCAAAGATAAGTTTAAGTATAGGTTCAAGTCCCTCTTGAGGCCATGCGGGAATCTCCAAAGGCCCGTTTATTTCGGCCTGTTTACGGATCATATATTTAGATCCGGGAACACCATCCATCACATCCAAATCTTCATCAGTTACATTGACATCAATACCAAATTTAAGGTATCTCATGAAAGTTGTGGGAGCAACATAAGTGTTATAGTCGGTTTCTATTGCCATTCCACCAGCATAACTCTTTTTACTTCTCATTGCATCAGTCATTTAGTCTCCCCTCCTTTAACTCGTTTAAACTGACCATTCTCTAATTCTTTTGCCTGTGATTCGGGTACTTCAAACTCCCCATTCACTGGCACTTCACCAACCCCATCTATCCATCGTGGACTTGGGGCGGTGCTTTTCATTTTTATAAGTTTTTGTTTTGTTTTAGGCAATATAATCACCTTTTTGTCCGTTTAATAAAATTTTATAATTAGTAGTTAGCCATGATTATAAGTGTCCCTGCGGCTGCAAGGAAACCAACTTGGTTATCTAATTGACTGTAAAGTACGTGTTCGTCTTCCGGGAAATATGCCTCATTACAAGTACCACCCATAGTTATGTCTTGACTCAAATCATTAACCACACTATCCACTAGGTCATATAAGACGGGGTAGGCATCATTCTTTTGTCCTTTCACAAACAGGGTGATATAGATGGGTACGGTGTATGGTGATTCGGGGATGAATGTTCCCCCTGCCATGCTTAGGGCGTTGGTTTGGCTTTCGGCCTGTACACTGGCAACGGTTCGTGACCCTTGTGGGGGGTCTTCATAGGTTCCATGCCATACCTTCCCAATCAAGGTGCTGGTTTCGGCAGTACCAATGAGGGTGTCGATTAAATCGTTTATATCGTCTTTAACTGTTTGTGTTCCAGTCATCAAAGCCACTAATGACTTAATGAACTCTCCCCGGCTGGTGTTTCCGGCTACATTGGTGCCAAGGAGTTCTAATCTGGTTTTAATATACTCGGTGGTTTCAGATAGTGTCATTATATTGTCTCCAGCCATCTTCCAAGGGCTTCTATTTGAGGTTGTAGTTTGGTTATACTTTGGCCATGTGCTTTTTTAAGGAAGTCGTTGGGTTTACTGGCTTTAACGCTTCTTACAAAGATGTGTTTCCCTGCAATACAGAAATGGAGTACCTTATCTTTAGATTTAACCGGGCCTCTTCCTTTTAACACATACTTCACATAAGGAGCTCCCTGTTCATCCACATAAACCTCACCACCATTGGGCGTGATCCGGTGCTTAATGTTACCTTTAAGGTTACCAGCAACACCACGATTACTACAATGCTTGCCCCGTGGTGCTACGAACTTAACAACACCCTCAATAGTGGTAAGCATACGGTTAACACGCTTAACCAAATCAGGGGTAACGTCTTTGGCTTTGGTTTTCAGCCGGCCCGGAATAGAATCAGATACTTTTAATTGAATGATCATAGTAAACGATTCCCAACCTGTGAGGCCATAACATCCGTATTATTCCGACTGTAATTACTCACAGGATCTGAGCTTGTGTTTTCCTGTTTGTACTGTTTTAATAGTTTGTCTGCCTTTGTTTCCCATGCTGCGGCTATCTCGTTCCTTTTACCACTCTGGGTGGTGAAACCGTCTAATAATTCAACACACGCATAGTAAGTGGCTATTCTTGATATAATACTTGGAACGGTTCCTGTTATTGTTGATTCATCAAGTGCATTGTTAATAATCTCATCCGCAGCGTCAAGAGCATCGGTGATTATGTCGCCGTCAATGTCTGAGGGGATTATGTCATTTAGTTTTAATTGTACGGTTGCTGAATCTGTATAGTTAGCCATGATTCACCTCCAAAAAAAGGTAGTAAAATGAGTTTAAGCGGTTCTGGTAATAGTCACTTCCAAAACACCTGGGGGGATTACCTCTGAGTTTCCAGCGGCGGCTGTCTTTTTAAGAGTCAAGACTTGACCGGCGGTCACGGCAACATCAGCCGGAACACCACTAACAGTAAGAGAAGCCGGTATTCTTGCGGCTACTGCATTAGCAGCGGTAAAATTCTTTGATGCCACGGCAGTTGTACCTGCATCGGCAACGCCCCTGTTGTAAAGTGTTAAAGCGGCGGTGTCGGTATCTTGACCTAACCCTGCATCTGGGATGAACTTAACGGTGGTGATGTTCCCCGCTATTGGTGCGGTTCCAACCACTTTCTCCCATGTATCTGTATTGGTTGTGTCGGCAACGGCATGGTCAAACCGTATAACATACAGTTTACCATTAGCGTCTAGTTCTGTTACACCAACCGCCCCGGCTGCTATCATTGACTGTTCCACAGCGTCGGCTTGTATTGTGGTTGCTCCGTTGGCCGCTATTGCTATATCTCCACTCATAGCCACATCATTAGCAACACCGTCAGCACCATACACTATCATCTTGGCTTCTGTTGACGCTTCGAGCATTGACAATTCAACTTCGCCAGAACCGTCCAAAGCACTTACACGGGTGTCGAGTGAGGATAATTCAGCCCAAATCATTTTAACAAGAGTTGGAACCTTACCGGCATAAGCCATCGCATTCCTAGCTTTATATAATAATGCCATAATATTCAACCTCCATTCATTTAAAAAAAGAAGATGGACCTGTTTAAAGTCCTGTTTGTTTCTGTAATGCGGCTGGTAGTTCGGTTACAACAGTAGTTTCAGCAGCCATTTGTATTTTAGTTTTAGGGTACAGTTCATCTTCCATTGGGCTGATTTTCACGTTAAGTATAGGTGCGAATCCTTCCATACCTTCTAATACTTGTGGGCTTGATGCTCCCTCAACCACCCCATAAGCTATTGTGGAAGGTGGGTTTGCTAAATCAAATCCTAATGTGGTTCCATGAACCATGTTCCTACCACCATAGATATGCCGGGTGCCTTTATAGGTGATGTCATTTTGGTTGTTGTAAATAACATCCGCACTGTTTCCAATATCATCTAAGAACTCCTTAAGCTCACGGTGATTAACGCCTTCATAAAAGATTCCAGTAAGTTCATCTGGTAAACTGTCATCCTGGAAGGCTTCTTGCATCCTAATAATGTCTTTGTTGATTCCTGTGCTGTCATCCCAGTTACCATCAACAAGACTCGCGGTTGATGCAGCCGCATCAGCGGCTAAACGGGTGTTACTATCGGTTTCAACTTCTCGACCTATACGATAGGCCATTCTTTCCATGAACCTAAGAACAGATTGTCCTTGTTCTTCGAGTTTCTGGTTTTCAACTATTAATTCGAACCCTCTAACTTCTACTGGCTGGCTGTCAGCGTTTAAGTCGCTCATCCTAATGGGGGTGAGGTTTGCACCGGGGGCCACACGGTATGGTTTAGCCATTGCCCCACTGCTGATGTCTTCCTCTGCGGTCGCATCTTCTGAGAAGAAGGTGTACATTGACCGGCTTGGTACGGTGTCTCTGTTTAAGAATGGTGTGATTCTTAATCCTTTGGCCATTTTAATAGCCATTCGGGTTTGTATAAATTCTGGTTGGAATATTTCCAATCCACTTGGAACTTCACTTGCCATATTATTATCTCTCCTTGTGTTTTTATTATATTTGTGAATCTATTGTTTAGTCGGCCTCGTTAGCTACAACGCCTTTCTCTAAAGCCCAAATAGCCAGACCAGATGAAGCTCCTGCGGTTTCCATTGCTATTACATTGGTGGTGCTGTCTTCTTCCTTATCAAATCCAATCTTAGTACTGTCAATAGCAAGACTATCGCCGGGGGCTATGGCTGCATTTCCAGCTACTAATTTAACCCGGATCAATTTATAACCAACAAGGGTGACATTAGCATACCGGCGGGTGTAAGTCCCACTACTTGCAGTTGCTTTAGGTAAAGCCCCACGTAATGGGCCATCCACAAAACCAACAACGGTTCCGGATGCTCCTTTTTGTAGAGTCATGTCCACATCAGTAGAAACATAAATCTGTACTGCCATCCCGTCTGTAACCTCAGTGGCAAATGAACCACCTTTAGCGATTCCCTTAGTGGTTAGCATTGCCTCGTTAACAGTGAAGTTTCCTTCTTCTATGTCGAAGGTGAATTGCTCGTGATTTACTCCATATCCTTGTGCTGCCATTCTTCATTCCTCCATTTATGGTTTAATCCCATGTTTTTCACAGGTTTTAACATAATCAAAATCCTTATCTTTACCAGGATTGGAGTTGTTTGCGTGCATTTTCCCATCCCAGAGTTTCTCTTTGTAACCTGCCAGTAATTCAAGGAAGTCTTTTTCTTCCATGGCTAAACCGGCTTTGAGTAGTCCGTCTTTCATTGCAGGGGTAACGAAACCGGCCTGGATTTTCCCATCAATGAGGCTGCCTACTTTAGCTTTAACAGCATCCTTTTTCACTGATTCAGTGTCCTCACTTATTTCAGTGAGTTTGGCCTCTACTTTTGCCATTTCACCTTTAACCAAAGGTTCTATGACTGCTTTAATTGTATTAGTTATTTCTTCTTTAACATCGGCCATTGTAAGTTTGCTTTCTTCTTCGGTTTCGTTGGTTTCCTCTGAGTTTTCATTCTCAGAACTTCCAGTTGATTCTTCCTGGTTGTTCTGCTCTTCCTCATTGGTTTCCTCATTTTCATCAGTTCTGTTCTCTTCTGTCAATGTATCTACCTCCATAAAACTTGCATTAATACGTTCATAACCATAAGGAACTCCCCCGCCTTCTACAAGGCAGGTTTCACAGCCCCCACGCCCAACCAAATCCACACGTTCAATGTCACTGAAATAATCAGCAACAACATCGGCTTTATCAGTTGGACATTTACTGGCTTTAATATCTTCAACAACACTCCACGCACTCAATTCACCTTTGTTGAAAAGGTCTTGTATTGATTGGTTTGTGAAGTGTGCGTCTTCTATTCTTATACTTTCCCCATCCGTTGAAACATCCTTTATCATTCCAACATCATAGGGGTTTATGTCTTTTTCGTCTAAGAGTTTCTTTAAAACCGGGTTACTGGCTAATACGCTTTCTGGTATGTGATCCACACCAATAGGGATATGGCCATTTTCCCGGATTTTCCGTTTCATCAAGTTGTAGTTCTGGATTAAACTGTATTGTGGGGCTGATAATCGCACTGGTTGGCCTTGTAGGCTTACTTGGTGGATTCCGGTTTTCCAGATTGCCCCTCCTGGTTTAATAGCATTATCACTCATGGTGTCATTCACCTCAAAAAAGTATAATCGGATTTAATTAATAAAAAAAAGGTAATATATCTTAAGCTTTCACTAAGTCAGGATGTACCGGACCAGTACCATCACTAGGAATACCATAACCATCACTCAATAACTGGTCACGCTCCCCACCATTACGGTCAACCACATCACTACTCATGCCCCTGGCTTCTTCTTCGCTGTAAAAGAACATTGCCACACACTCACACCGGGGATGCCATGGGGGTAACATATCGGTTTGGTCTATCGTGAACACTTGACCTTCATAGGTTTCTATACAATCCTCACAGGCGGTAGGGCTAACATCAACCGTGAAATGTGTTGCTCCCTCGGCCTTGTTCTGACTCCACCCCGCAAGGTTATTAGCCCGCATGGTTTCGGTTCGTGCTATGAGGTTGGCCCGGTTAGTATCCACACCAAGGCGGGTTACTATCTGGTTAATGGTTTCCTGTGGCATTTGACCGGCTTCCCTGCCTTTTACAAGTATTTCACTCACGCTTTGTTTTAAATCACTGTCAAGGCTTTTAACATACTTCATAACACTATCAATAGTGGTTTCCCGGATTATGTTCATCACTGGGCCGGGTGCGGTTTCACCAGTTCGTAGTCCTATGTCAAAAGCTCGTCCTATGTTGTTCTGGAATTGTGTTAATTGTTTATCGTTACGTGTGGTGACTATGAATCCACGCTGTACCATAGCATTCAATAACTGTTCTAATTCCTCAGGGTTGCTGTACTGTTTAACCGTTGCTTGTACTTCTCGTTCGGATAGTTTAAGGATTCGGGTTAGTATGTTATCGTTTTTCTTGATGATATTGGTGATCCTGGGGTCTATTCTTTGTGATACTGTGGGTGGGGCCATGGGATCACGTTA